CTGGTGCAGCACGGTATAAATCCGCTGCTGCGTGTCGAGCATCCATTCCTTCGCTTCATCGTCGGGCTTGAAGCCGATGATGGCGGGGTCGATCTTGAACCACGGGCGCGAGGGCGACGTCAGGCCGGTCCACATGCCGCCGGCGCAGGTCCGCAGGGCAAGCTGCCCGGTCGAGTCGATGATCGAATTGTTGAGCGGGCCGCCGCGCCACATGCGATTGGCGACCACGAGCCAGATGTAGCGGTAGGGCATCAGGAACTCGGCGAGCACGCGCCAGTAGCTCCATGCCGACCACCGCCACGACCGCAGGGAACCCATGCGGCGCTCCAGGTACGTGTAAATGACCTGCCAGTGCGGGAAGGGCGCGGGAGCCGGGGCGCTCACCGGCTGCTGCGACAGCAGGTCAGGGCCCATCTCGGTGTAGGCGGCGGGCGAGTCCTGCTGTGCCATTTTCGGTTAGGCCCCAAGAAGCTCTTTCATGGCGGTCGCGGGCTTGGCTGCGCCCTGACCGCTCGTCTTTTCCGTCCCGCCGAAGCCGAAGCCTCCAGCGGCCGCTGCCGCGGCGCGGGCCTGACTGCCTGCCGCGCGCACGGTGTTCGCACCGTAGGTCGGCGGCGCTGGCGGCGGAGGTGGAGCGGCGGGGGCGGTCGGGCCGGATAGGAAGGCCATGGCGTTACCTCATGAGCAGGAGGGCGAGCCCGGCGCCAAGCCCGAGCGCGATCGAGATGATGTTGGCGAACACTGCGGCCGGCCGGTAACCGGCGATCTGCGCAGAATAGGTGATGTAATTGAGCCCGAGCGCGGCCAGCGCCGACGCCCAGGCCAGCTTATTGTCCAGCGCCATGCCTGCGATGAAGGCCCCGAGCAGGTAGACGGTGCCGCTCAGGATCGTGCCAGCAACGAGGTAGGGGCGGTCGGGATTGAACACGGCGGGCTCCTCAAAATTGCGCCAAGTCGCATCGGGGATTTGCACGCGGCTATGCCGCCGGGGAGGTGGAGCGCTGGCTCAAAACCCGAGCGCAGGATGAGCGGATCGATTGCCCGCACCGCCATGATCGATGATGCCGCCACGACGGCAGACATCGCCACGAGGCCCCGGAGAAATGAGCGGCGCGCGATCAGCAAGGCATCCCCCTAATGGTTGCGGTTATAACTTGGGCGCGTCGCTACGTCTAGCGACGGCGTGATCTCCGGCTCCGGCGCTCGCGCTGCGGCCTATCCCGCCTGCACTCCGCACTCTGGAGGATGAAATCTTTGTCGAGGTGGGCACCGCCCGTCACCTTGGCCAGCCGCGCCTCGCACGCCGCGCGGGTCGGAAACGGCGTGCGGCTCACCGCCGTCACATGGATGTCCAGGCTCAGGACGATGAAGGTGACGACGAGCGTGTTCATTCCTCATAATACTCCGCCCATGCCTTCCCGCGCAGCACCGCCCATGCGCCTGCGATCCGCTCGCGCCGCCGCTCGCGCCACGAGCGCCGATCTTGGAACGTAGACACACCGCAGCGCTCAATCGCCTCCTTTAGCGCGAGATCGGTGTCGATCAGGCGGATCGACACGCCGTCGTGGCAGCCCCATTCCGGGGTACGCATTTCTGCTGGGATAATCCCCATCGCTTCCGTTTCCTCTGCCTGACTTAGAGCCTCGATTTGGAAGTGCCCGGCATTTCCCGGCCGGGCGCGGGGGAGTGCATCAGCGCATCCAAGCGCCGGCCTCGGCCGCCACCACGCGCGTCGCGGTGAGACCATCGACGCCCGGCATGATCGGCACGGGAGACGCCCCGAGGTCGTAGCGCGAGACCGTGCGGCCCTTGTCGTTCATCACGAACACGGTGCCCCCACACAGTTCCGTGATACCGTCCAAGACGATCTTAGGAACCGGCTTCGGCAGGGACTCGCCTGCCTGCGTCATCTCCTGCGCTTTCACCGGCAGGAACGTCACCTTGTCGGCCGGATAGATTGCCTCGTCGCCCAGCATTCCAATGTGCTTCACGGTAAACATCTGCTTCGTCCTTCGTGCTTCTGCGATGCCGGAACCGCCGGCGCGGATCACCGCCTGTCGGCGGAGAATGGGTCGTAACTGCTCTCGATCGCAGACGAGATGTTCATCTGCGCATAGGGGTCGTATTCGGACTGCATCCGCCGGCGGCCCTGCACCTGGGCGCTCGCGGGCAGCACCGGTTCCGCAAACGTCAGCGCGAGAGCGTCGGCATGGTCCGGGGAATAGCCGAGCTTTGCCTTCACCATGTCCTTCGGCTCCAGCAGCAGTTTGTCCTTCTTGAAGGTGTAGAGGGTCTGCGTCAGAGCAGCGAGCAGTTCGGCGCTCTCCGGGACCGCTCCGCCGCGCTTGATCCACTCCACGAGGTCGAAATACATCTCGGTGCGCTTGTTGTAGTAGCGCGACTGCTGGTGAGCGGTGGCGGAGAATTGCACGCCGATAGGCGCGCGCCCGAGAATGCGCAGTTGGTCGATCCAGCCCGCGCCGAAGCCGCCCGTCGCGTCGACAAAGGCCGCGTCGGCGCCCCAGTCCTGCCAGCGCCGCGCGACCACGCCAGCGCCCTGCACCGAGTCGATGTTGCGGTAGCCGCGGAACGGGAAGGCCTGCAATCCCTGCCGCTCCGCGATCACGCTCATGTCGTCGCCCTCGCGCGCGACGTCGACGCCGATGACCTTGGCGAAGCCGCGCAGTTCGTCCGCTCGGTAGTAGCGCTTCATCGCCGCGCTCACCTCGTCGGGCCCGATCAGGGCATTGAGAGACGACGGCGGGAATTGCCCGAAGATGTTGACGAGCACCCATGGATTGTCGCGGCCATACTGCTCGATCTGCTGGCGCGCCACCTCCACCGACACGCGCGGCGTGCGCATCGGATCGTCGGGATCGGCCGTGATCTCGATCACCTTCCACAGCTTGCGGGCCAGCGTGCAGGCTCGATAGAGCGGGCCAGCAAGTCGCGTCGGGTTCCCGGCCTGAATGATGTGCGCCTCTTTTGGGGCACCGGAAAAGATGCCTTCGGCCGTCGGCATGATCGCGTCCGGGTAATCGCCGGACTCATCGAGCAGCCACATGACGTAATCGGCATGCACGCCGGCGAGCGCGTTACCGATCTGCGCAGGGTCCGCGTCACGCGCCCAGGTTCGGGCCTCCAGTTTCCACGTCTTGGGGTGCTGGCGAGCGAATATCTCGCTCTTGGTCATCTCGAACATCGCTTCCAGCAGCGGAGCTTTCGAGTACCAGCGGGCCAGTTCGGTCCACAGACCGGCTTTCAGGTTGTCGCCGCTGATCGAGGTGGCGCCGATCATCGGGTGCGGGCGCGTCAGCAGGAAATTCCACCCGAGCCACGATAGCAGCGCGGTCTTGCCCGGCCCTTTGCAGTTGTGCGTCACGATGAAGTCAGCGGCCTGGAAGCAGTGGGACTGATGCTCCACCTCGACGCACATTGCAGGGCCTTCCCCGCACGGCTCTACCGAATCAACAAAGCGCGTCCACCGCTGCGGTCGCGGGGCGCGCCACCGCTTTTTCTTCGACGTGCCCGCGTGGAACGGACACGTCGGCCCGGAGATGGTTGCGCGATAGCTGTCCCGGTACTCGCCACCCTTAATCTTATAGGGGCCGCCAATGGTTGCGTAATAACCAAGGGACCGCGCAAGCCAAACAAAATCCGTCGCCAGCGCAAACGAGCTTGTCGCAAGATACACCTGCCCGTTTTTGGTTACGGTTCCGTCCGAGTCCATCATGCCGCGCAAAAGGTCTAGGCGCTGCCGAACTGAACCGCGCTTGTAGACGGCAGGGATTACCTTCTCATAACTACGGCACGCGCTAATGCCCGTCGCGCGCAGCGCCGGCAGCCATCCCGGCAACCCAATGCGCTTGGCTACGAACCGGCTTTCGGTAATCGGCTGTCCACGCTGCCTGATAGCGTCACGAATGCCGTGGTCGGGGCATATCAAGCGAGGCTCGTTGGCGACGCCATCCCCGATCCAGAGCCCCAGCAGATACGGGTCCGCTGGCAACTCTCTCTCGGAAAGTTGAACCGCGGCACCGACAGGAAGGGACACAAGGCGCTGCTTTCCGCGCCGCAACGGCATCGCCGCAAGTTGCCTCGTCGTCACCGTGCGCCGGCCACCACGCTTGCGATCATATGGCGTGAAAATGTCCCACTCGTGGTCGGCCGAAACCCGCAAGCTCGTGCCGTCAGCAAGAACCACTCGAAACAAAGGCACCGCGCCGACATCAATGCGGCGGACGACGCGGGTCGAGGTTCCGTCCTCAGCAAAAAGATGATCCCCCGGCCTGATGTCGGACCACAGACGCTCCCCGTCAGGTGTGAACACCACTGCATCCAAGCTGATCGGTGCCTTGAACGCCATCCGCGGCGAGGTCGGGAACGCGATCAGGGCCTCGTCCTGCCACGGGTCCGGCGTCACGCCGAACAGTTCCCGGACCATGACCTGCGGCTGCTCGCGCCAGCGGCGCGCGTCCTCGCCCAGTTTCTTTGCTGCCCGCAGCGTTGCCGCGTCGCTCATGCTTGTTCCTCATTGCGGCCAGATGCACGAGGGACGGCACGGCCCCCCGGCCATTGTTGCACTCGGCACAGGACATGGCGAGATTGCTGCGGTCACTCGATCCCCCGTCGGCCTGCCGCTTTAGGTGCTCGCGCGTCGCCTCGCGCTTTCGCAGTTCCTTGCGGTCGAACACGTAGAGGCGCGCGATCGCGGCACGTTCGGTCTCGCCACCCTTGCACCATGTCGCGCGGCCACAGTAGTAGCACTCACCGCCCTGCGCGACCCACAGGGCATACAGGGACAGCATGGCGCATCAGCAGTCCGTGAGCGGGGCGCGGCGACCGTAAGTACCGCACACGCTGTCTACATAGTCCATGTTTGCGTACCGCTCGATGCGGATCATCGGCAGAACGATGATCTCGCACGGGCCGCGCTCGCCCTGACAGTCCGCCTTGCGCGGCCGGCACGCCTCCGGCCGCTCCGATAAGTAGATCACCGTCATCGCCTGCCCCCATCACCCGCTAGCCGGAACGATCCGCGATAGCGCTCTCCCTTGTGATCTCTCGCGTCAAACTCGCTGCCCGTGATCTCCAGCTTCGGCCCATCCGCTCTGCATTCGTCCGTCCACGTCAGCGCGAGGCCCAGATTGAACGAGACACGCTGATTGACAAAGCGCGACGGTTGCGTGGGACACCCTGAGAGCGTGAATACCGACGTGGCGTCAGCCGTGCATTGCCAGTTGATTCGGCGGTTCTCGATCCAGACCTTGAAGCCCTTGCCGTCGCAGATTGTGACGCCCACGCCATGCGTCTCGATGACAGACTCCGCGTGGCGCATCCTCTCCATGAAAGCGCCGCTGGTGCCGACGGCCAGCAGCACGCAAAGGTAAACGATCCAGCGCGTAATGCTCACTGCACCATCCCCATCATGCCGAGAGTTCGGCCGTCGAAGTGATCCATCTCGTGCTGGATCACGCGCGCGGCGAGGCCCTTGGCTTCCATGCCGTGCTCACGGAACTGGCGATCGAGGAACGTCAGCTTGATCGAGGTCGGCCGCGTCACCATGCGCGCTTGGCCCGGCGAGGACAGACAATACTCGCGCTGCTCTGCCGTCTCCTCCGAGCTCCACACGATCTGCGGGTTCATGAGCGCGTAGAACGGGAAGCGCGTCGCCTCGACGTTGAGGCACATGATGCGGAGCGGAATGCCGACCTGGATCGCGGCGAGCCCGAGGGCCTTATGGTGGCGCACCGTCGAGCGCATCGCGTCGATGAAGCGGTCCGGCTGCATGCCCTCCAGCACGTCGCGGCTCTGCGCGTGCAGCAATGGGTGCGGCTGGATCAGGATCGGCAGCGCGTTCATCATCAGTGCTCGCTCTGACTGGGACGGCCACGCTCATCGAGCCATTCCAAGAAGTCGGCGTGCTCCTCCAGCGACATGAACACCTGAGCGCCGGGCCCAATTTCTGGCATCGCGTCCTCAATGCTGCCACGGAACACGACAACTCCGCCGCGCTCAATACGCACCCGGCCAATGGCCAAATCGGCGTCCGCTGTAAATACCGCCAGCCAGTGATTCATAACGCGATCACCACGGCCGCGCCCAGCGCAACGATGGCGGCAATCCAGAACGTCGTCATGATCTCCCCCTTCATCGCCTCGACACTTTTGCTCCCTCATTTGAGGGAGAGAAAATCGATGCTCACGGTTCCGTCCTCCATGTAGCGGTAGATGGTTGCGACGCGCTGGCGCATGCCGGGCGGCAACGTCACGGGAGTTTTCCTTTTGCAGCGGCCCGGCGCTTGCGCATCAGTTCTCGCTGATAGGCGCGCTTGTCGAACGATCCGGCCGGAGCCTTCTTGCGCTTCGATCCAGGTTCGGAAGGGTGATCGGCGCGCTGCGCGGGCGGGCCGACCTGCGGCTCTGCAACGTTGCCGGCCCCCGGGAGTTTGCCGCGCGAGCTTGATGGCCCACTGTGCTGCTCCTGCCGGACGTGGCCGCCCCTTTCTGAAAGCTCGGTGGCGTGGGGCCGCGGCTTATCTCCTACCCGGCTTCCCTTCCGATCTCTGGATTTCGGTGGCTGAGCGGCCGGCTTGGCCGCGCCGCTCGCCGTGGCCCGCGCCTCGCGCAGCGCCCTGATCTGATCTGCCTTTGATGGTGCCCGATCCGACATGCGTTAGATGTTAGACTATCCGGGCGAGTTAGACAATGCGGCGTTAGACTTTATTCCGCCGCGTCGTCAGCCTTCGGCTCGTGCTCGATCGTGCGCTGGGCGATCTCGATCGGCTGGCCATAGGAGCCCATGACGATCTGCTCCAGCGTTACGGTGAGGTTGTTCTGCACGTCCATGCGGTCGCGCCATTGGTCGCGGCGCCGGTTTTTGAGCCAGAAAATCATGCTGGCCGTGTCGGGCGGGACGTGCTCAGTGACGGTGACGACTTCCTGCTTTCCGCCGCCCCGGCTGATGACGCGCTGCGTTTCGAGGGTGTAGCCGGAGGCTTTTTCGTACAGTGACCGCTCGATGCGATTGTCTGCGGCTTCCTTGGCGACCTTGCGGATGCGTAAAAACTCGGGGTGAGTTACGCCCCATAGCTGCACGATGCGCAGCTTGACGCCGAGACACAGGGCGACCTCGTTGTCTGTTGCGCCAGCGGCATAAAGGCGTTCGGCCTTTTCGATTGCCGCTGGCGTTAGAGGTGATGGCCTTCCGCCGGGATGCTTTCCGTTAGACCGCGCTGGGACGGTCGCCCGCTTTGCGGTTTTCTTTTTGCGGGTCTTGGGCTTGGCGGGCATCTGCGTTGTCGCCGGTTAAGGTGAGAAGCGTGTCGGAGAGTACCGCAATGCGGTGGCTTCGGGAAGCGGGGAGAGTTCGGCCGGTGATCCTCGCGGCGAGCACGATCACGGCGGCCTCGGCCTGATCGACGCTGATCGCTTCGGAGCCTGCGGCACGGGTGCGCAGGAAGCAGCCCGCTGTGCCCATGACAATGGTGACCGGGTGGCGGGCTGCATTGGCGAGTCGGCGTGCGATCTGTGCATCGGTGAGCATCAGGCTTTCCTCCCGGCGTTGCTGTAGCGCTGGCGCAAGTCGTCGAGGACGGGCGTGATGGCGGCTTGCGCGCGCTTGGCCTGATCGGTGAGTTCGGCAAGCTCGGTGATGCCGGCGTTGAGACGATCGCGGTGATCCCGGATTTCCATGGCAAGCGTTGTCAGGGACGTGGCCATGGCGTCAAGGAGTTTCAGATTGTCCTCGGCCATGGCGTTGACGACGACGCTTGCTCGCTCGGCTTGAATTTCGGCGGGCGTCAGATTGCGCTCTGGCGGTTCCTGCTGGATGCCCTCGATCGTGAATGGTGCAGTCACCGTCATCCCGGTGCTATCGTTCATCTGTGTCTCCCTGCCGCGGATGCTGAGCCCGCAGGCTGCGCGCGGCTTCCGCGAGCCTCGGGGGAATAGGTTTGCGACCGCTTTCGTATCGGCCAATGAGCCCAAACAGATTGCGCGACTGACGGTAGCCTAGCGCGGCGCCGAACGCCGCACGCGAGAGGCCCAGGTCAACGCGGATGCTGCGCAGGTCTTTTCCAGTCACGGTCGCCCTACTTGGGTGCGCAAACGAACGTAACAGTCCCGGCTCTCCGGGCGGCTTGGACCAGCATGTTTCCGGCGCTCTCACACCGTTCTTGAGATGAGAACTCAGCAACCCACGTCACCTGTCGGGGCGACCAAGTTGTGAGCAGGGCAAGCAGCACGAACGTCGTTGTCATGATTGTTCCTCATTAACGAGCCCGCAGCGAATGCGCGACCACAGACCAGCGCCAACCTCGCATTCTGACTTTGGCGGGATCGCGTCGAGTCCGTGCTCTCGCTGCAATGCCTTCCCGCGCTCGCTATCCTCCGGCCATTTTCCTACCGTGCCGAGGTGCAAGAGCACGAACGGGTCTGGCAACTCTGGCGCATCGCGGAGCGCGAAGAGAACGCCGTATTTGACTTCCAGCGCGTGCGTGAGTTCGCGTCGAAGTTCTTCGACGGAAAGGCTGTTCACATAGTCCTGGTCAATTTGCATTCGTTGGTTTCCCATTAACGTATCCAAAATGCCGCTCACGCTGCGCCCGGCCAAACGCCGGTCCGCAGGTGATGGCGATGTTTCAAAAGATTGTGCTGCGACTTCTTGATGCTGTCGCGCCATAGCTGATCGATGAACT